GTCAAAGATAGGCGAGGCTCGAGCCGCTCGTATACGCAATCACAAGTGGTTACGTATACCGATGCTGCTGGATACGTCATCTACTCCGTCTTAGACGAGGTAGATGTTAGTATCCGTGGCAACGTCGCGTCTCTTGCTAAGCCACCAGACATCATCATCAATCCAGTCACTTCTGCGTGGGAGCTTTTAAGGCTCTCATTCATTTTTGATTGGTTAATTGATGTTGGTCAATGGCTTGAAGCGATGAGCTTTTTAGGGCTATCCGGTACGAACGTACAGGCCATCGGGATCCAAGCAAACATTGTCCGCACGGTAAGTGCAGATGAGGTTTGGTGGGCCCCGGGTTGGTCCGGCGATCGGTCATTCTCTGCCAAAACAACGGCGAGGTTGACGAAACGGATTCCCCTTTCTAACGTGCCATACCATCCGTTCGTAGCACCTGAGATTAGTCTGGCAAAGTCCTTGGACTTGCTGCACTTGTTTCTCAAGTGGCTGCGTTAGGAGAAAGATATGGCTGCCATGACGACAGCGCTTACTGAGTTCGCCGATAACGGGAACTCACGCACGTTTACGTATACTGGACACACTGCCGCGGAACCGCGGCTAGTGATTCAGCGGCGTAAGACGGGTACTGGTTCGAATACTGTTTTGGAGGACACCCTTCAGGTGGTCTCCTCGACCGAAGACTCGGCCGGCAGTATCCTGGACAGTAAAGTCGTGTTCTCTGCTAATCTCCGCCGTCCCATACAAGGGATAGCGGCTGATGTTACGGCGGCGTTGGCCATCTTTCGCGACATAGTCGCGTCTGATGAATATACCAACACCACTGCAACCCAAGAATGGGTCGGTTAGTGTCGTGCGAAAGCACGGCACGCTCTTCCTAACCTTTGTAGTAGCGACAATCGGGCTGAGCTCTTGTGCTCATCTCGAGAAGTTGCTGCCAGAGGCTTGGAACGTGCACTTTCAGAGGGGAAACCCGACTGACTGTGTTGAGCATAACCCTGCGCAGGATTATCCTGCCGAGGTTATTTTCTGTTCCCATCCTGAGGATGCCTCGCAACGAGGCACCTCGTAGGTAGCTGAGATTATAGGAGGTCCACAATGGACGCTATACAAGTAACGTACGACATAAGTCGACATTATTTGCACGATCGAAAACCGTTCTTAAGCGAGCCGCTCTTCAATCAACTCTTCGGAGCAATCCGAAGGAGAGATCTGGAGTTGCTTGCTTCCTGTACCGACCTGATCGACCCCGCATTGTCAGGGGTTGAGTGTTGGCGCACCTTAATGCAGATTGAGGCGTTCTTTAAAAAGAATACCGCCTTCTCCAATCCGATGGCAACTCGCCTCGCAGCTCTCATCAACTTCGAAGAAGGTGAGGAGATTTGTAAGGCTGCCAACGGACGTCTTGACGCTCACTATTTGGAGCCCGGTCTTATGGACCCGGATCTCCAGTCGTGGATGGTCAGGATGGAAGAGGACATTGATCGCATTCTGGGCGACTTCACAGCGTTCTTGGTAATGTTACCCAAGATGCTAAAGGTCACTTCAGGAGCCACTGCCACGAAGAGCCGAAGAGAGTCATTGCCGTTCCTCAGAGTTTCGAAGAGGATGGCATGTACTCGCCGAGCAACGCCGTACTTAGAGGCCCTATCTAATTATTTTGGATATGGCCGCCTTCGTCCGGTAGAGCTCGAGGCAAATCGTGTTGAATTTGTACCAAAGAACTGGAAAACCGACCGTACTATTGCGTGC